ATCCGTCACATGCTGCAAATTCATCCGGATAGGTGTAGGCTTCGATAGACGCTTCAAGTTCTTCGATGGACATCAGATTAAGATACTTGATGTTATCCGCATAGATCGGATTGGGCTCCCCACCAGTCGGATTAAGAGAAACGTTTGTGAGTCCGTTCCACGGAACGCCTTTTTCGTAAGTTCCAGGGGTTGTTTTGGACATCGGGTAAAGAACGCCTTTAGAAACGCCTTTTTCGTAAAAACGATCTCCCGTCTTATCCCATACAATTTTTGACATTTTTGTTCTCCTTTTCGATTTTATTTTTAATAGAATATTGTGAAGACCGTGTGATTCAATCTGTCAACAATGTAGCTCCTATCAAACTTTGCAGTGTCAAATTTCGACATCTTTGTTACAATCTCGCTATCGGGGTCTCTGTCAACGACAATTACCCTAAACATGTGATTCTGAAGATAAACTTTCCCGTTTGCAAACCCATTCTTTATGTCCGATTTGGAATAGATTATCGCTGGGTATTTCATTTCTGTTTTTTCAGGTGGCTGGAAATAAACGTTTCTACTTCCGAGAATATCTACCAGGGCTTCGTGAAGCTCGAGTCTACTCTTCATTTGTATAGACACCACCCAACGTTAGTAAAAGTCTTGGGGACTTTACCTCGACATTTGTTACTTTCCAGGAAGTCCCCATAAACTTTACATATTTGATCTTGTGGAAATTCAAGTTGGCGTATGGATCGGCTAGGAAGCTTATAATGTTTGAGATTGAAATATCCTCATTCACTTTTCCACTTCCCTCGGTCTTTTTGTTGTTACGGATCATTTCACCATAAATATAACGCTCGGTGATAGTCTGATCCCATACACCAGGTTTGGTCTCCACCGATACGCCATAGCCTATGGCTCCGTAGAACTTATCCATTTTGAATTTCCCGGCTGCTCAGGTATTAGCCGGCGACGTGAGCCGTCTTCTTTTCGAAGCTGATGGCCGAGTACGGCTTGATGAGCGCGCCGGAGATGCGGGTTTCGATGAGGTACTTCTCTTTGTTGTAGTCGATGTCGAAGTCCTCGAACATGGAGACGGCCCCGCCCTTGTCAGCGCCGATGTTGTAGTCGTTCAGATTGACGAGGATGCCGAGGCAGGTATAGTCGAGAGTCGCGGCATCATTGGTGCGGACGACGTTTTCCATGACCGGAACGGTGACGATGTCGGAAACGCGGAGAGCGGTCTTCAGACGGTCGATCGTTTCATAGATGGTACGGCCGTTGGTGTCTTCAATCAGGAGCATGCTGGTGAGCATGTCTTCGGTAGTAAACAGATCGGGATTTCCGGATCCCTTGTAGTCCTTGCGGGATTTGATGACTTCCTTGATGAAACGCTTCGCGAAGACGTATTCGGTTTCGCCGGTTTCGGGTTCGATGAACTTCGGAACGGTGTAGACGGCGCTGTCGCCGAGAATCGGGCGAACATTGTCGGTTTTGATTTTGTGATCATCCGAAGCTTGGCGACCGTCGCCGATGAGAACCGCGCGGGCGATTTCTTCGTCGAGAAGGAGACGCATTTCGGACTTCAGGAAGGCGATGACGTCGAAGTCGGTGATGTCGATGACATCGTCGCGGTCCATTTTCTGGTTGATGTAGATCGTTTGGGGAGAGGTAGTCCGCTTCAAAGCGACGATGACCTGTTCGGCCTTCTGGTCGCCCTTGACGTAGCCCTTCGCTTTGGCTTCGTCGGCGGTGAGATTGACAGCGGTCGATTTGACGCGAGAGAACGGGGAGTGCTTGACGCGGGACATGACCTTTTGGACCCAATTCATGTCGCGGGCGATGGTCTCCGGGGTACGGTTGACGGCCTGGACTTCAGGGAAGAGCTGATCGACGTTTTCGATGCCATGGGCGATGAACGATTCTTTTAAAGAGCCGACTTTTTTGGCATCTTTGATCGCTTCAAGCACCTCTTCATGTTTGAGGATGGTGGTTTCGTCTTCTTCTTGTTTGTTGAACAGATTGTGCTTCACTTGTTGGTCCTCCTTGTTTTTGTCGCCTTCTTCTAGGGCGAGTCCGATCATTGCATAGACGACATTCTTTTGTTCTTCCGTGAATTCGTCAAATACTTGCTGAACAGTTTTATCCACTTTCGTTTCCTCCTTGGAATTTTTTTCTTCATCATCCTGTTGTTCAGAATGCTCAAGAAACAGTTGATCACTTACGTTGTAAATCACAGCCCCATCGCCTTCGTCTTCGCCATGGGCTAGTACGGTTTCGATATGGGCCCCGGGGTTCGCTCCTGCAAGAACAAGGCTTACTTCCTTGATCTCTCCGTGAATAACATCTCCGCCATTGTGCTTCAACTTATTTGCATAAATTGAAAGGGCTGTAATGTCTCCGTGGGAAACCAATTCTTTTGCTCTTTGTCCTTCCTCAGTGTTGTTGAACGATCCGTAGCTGTAAACGCCCTCATTAACACGCCATTCCAATAACGCATGACCCAATACATTCTCAGGATCGTCGTGTTTATGCCCCCAAACAAGAGGCACGGTAGCTCCATCGTGGTGTTTAAAGGCTTCACTTTTGATAGTTCTCCCGTCGGAACATTTGATGTTGAAACGTGTTGCCCAGCCAGCGAAATCATAGCCATTTTTTGGTTTCTTCACCATTTTGATTTTTGTACCTCCATCTTAAATTGGTTCTTCTGGAATCTCTCCATTGGCATTTATGTTCCTATTGCGAAGTTCGTCGGCTTTCGGGTCATTAGACGGCTTCATGCCAATTATTTGCCTGATTTCATTCGGGGATAGTACTTCATTCCTAGTAAACTTATCCACGATCTCGGCAAGGTTTCCGAGGGGGACCAGTTTGAACTGATTGTTGAAATATTTGATGGTCTGTTTTTGGGTTCTGGCAGTTTTGGTGAGAAATTTTCGACTCATCTCTTGAGCGATCGAAGCAACGATCGGCTCTATGGTTCTGTTAAGATAGTTTAGCATGGTCTTTTCGTCCGCTGTACCATCCATGACACTCGTCGTTATCCCTAACTGGCCATATAGCATACTCGTTAGAAATTCAACTTGCTTCAATAGATTGTTTTCAACGGGGCGATTCAACTGTGTAACCTTCTCAGTACCATCCGTATATGCCACGCCATATTTAGAACCAGCAAGCTGTGATTCAATATCAGCCCGTCGGAGGTCCGCCTGTTTACGTCTTTCATCGGTTTTTATAACATACGGCAACTGGATTATCAAGTCCAACTTGCCGGACCCAGATTGCTCGTCGATTGCGTCGAGCAAATTGAGCTTTCTGATAAGCCTTTGAAGAACCGAATTTTTTTGATTCATTACTGAATATAAGGGATTTTCGACAATCGCCGCAATCTTTTTCGGTATGGTTATCTCCTCCCTCATTCCAGTGCGATCATTGTAAATATCAACCCGGATATGATCCGGGTACCACTGAGTAATGCGTCCGGTTCTAAGAGTTAAAATATCATAGGAACCCGATTCAGTTGCGCTAAGGGTCGTATCGACTGGTACTATTGCAACAACCCCTTCGTCAAACATGGATATTACAATATCCTGAATAAAAGCCAAAGAACTCTGATCTTTATTTGCTTCTAGAGATAAGCAGTCATTAAGTCCGCCACTTATCTCGGATATAAATCTTCCATTGTCGTCAAGGCGAACATGTCTAATGTTGATAGACGCACAGTCGAGAGCTATTCGGTTGTATACCGAATTGACAATGGACTTCTCGTTTCCTCTGCTCAAAAATAGTCTGTCTGGTCGAAACGAGGTAGAATATCCCAGGTTGACGTAATCACGTCTCCCTCTCGAGAGATCGTTTTCTACAAATGCGTTCCAAGCATGTTGTAGTCTATCGAAAAGGCCCATACGACGATCTCCTTTTATTGCGAATTATTTTGACTCTTTGCCAAGGCTTGATTCCTTGCTAACTGCGAGACACCGGCGCCAATACCAGCAATCTGAGCAACCCCGATAGATAAACTACCGATCTTCGATAAGACTCCAATCGTTTTTAGTTTTCCAGAACTCATTGCCGGACCCTTCAAAAGTGCTCCAGCAACGGCAGCTGTTGCAAATCCAGCCGCCATCAACGCGCCCCATGTTTTGAAGCCTTGACCGACCGCAGATTTGATTGGGTGCTCGGCTCCATATTTTCTCTGACGCGCTTTTTTTTCTTCGATTCTTGCTTTCCGATGACCCCAACGCATCCCAACCACACCATAGTGCGATAATTCATTAGGGTAGACGTATATATTCATTATGCTTCCTCCGAATTTTGACTTCGTCTTACAACCTCGTCGTTAACTTTTGACTGTTTAACAGCTGACATAATGCCTAGCACGTCGGTTCACCTTACAACATAAGCTTTGCCAATTTAACACCAGAGAATGCTTTGACAAAGTCCGTTCCCTTCGAAATTGTGACGTCGACGTTTTTAAATTTTAAATATTGCCCGGCCGCCTTTCTGACAGCTCTTGTGGCCTGACCTTTCGCAATCGACGCGGCCTTTTTTGCCAACAATATCTTTTTGTTTTTCATGTTTTTCAGATACCAAGCCGCCCCAACTGAAGCTGCCCCAACAGCAACCCCAGCTGCTAAAATACCAACAGTTTTTAGAGTTTTCTTTTGGTCGTCGGTTAAACCTTTTCTAGGAGGACTGGAAATATCAGGCTTAGCTTTCCGAACGCCCCACTTCATGCCAAGAATCCCATAATGAACTAGGTAATCCGAGTGTTTCGCTTCCGAAGGTTGGATATAGGGTTTAAAAATATACCCTGGCATCCTTAGATTATCAGACGATGTCCTAAAAACATAGGATCTATACTTGTTCCAGGCTTCTTCAAACCAGTCCTCGTCCGAATACTTCTCTATCAAATTATCAAGAACTTCGCATACAAGAGAGGGAAGTTTATCATAGTGATCTTTTCTTAGTTCCATTATTCGAACGCCTCCTTGTTCAGTTTATAGGCAACGAAGGCGTCCATTAAGGCAGCCACGTTGTCAATCTTTGCTTCGTGACGCTTTTTAAACAGCTTTCTGTTGCCATTGGTATCTTCCATTGTGATGCTATTTCCCATTGCAAAGCACATGAGCTCTTCATCAAATATCAAAGACCTTTGCTCGGCCAATTTCTTTAGTTCTCCTAGCGGTACCGATTCCGTTCTGGCACCTTGGATTACTTTTTCAACACCATAAGCACCATTCTCAGAGATCCATCTTTCGACAAATTCTTTTGCATTATACGGGTCATACCCTAAAGCTCTGACATCATAACTGTGAGCAATTACGAACCTATCAAGATCATCATAGACTATCATCATGTCAAGTATAGTACCATCAAAAACTATTAGAGAACCCTCTTGCATGAACTCATCGTATTTGCTTCTCATAGCCGCTGGAAGTTTGTTTAGCGTGAAGGAACTTATATAACTTCTTGTCTTAATACCGAAATCCCCACCTTTCAGTGGAAATAAAAATGTAAAAGCACAAAAGTCATCGCCTTGTGAAAGATCAGCCCCGAGAGCGCAAGGTAACTTCCAAAAATCTCTTGTCCTGTGAGGTAGAGTTTCCTCATAAGTAAAGAAATATGTATAACCTTCCATTGGTATACCAAAACGCTTTGCTAAAATATCGTTTCTTGTCGCCGGAGCCTTTTCGGCTCTCTCAACATCAAGTTGATAAGTTTCGTAGGAGACAGTTCTCCCAATGTTTGGGTTGGCTTTTGGCCACATGTTCGGATCTGCAACTTCGTCTATGGAGTCTAGTCTATAATAGAATATGGATACATGGGGGTTGTAATACTCTCCCCTAAGTATGTCCATTAACTCCATTTTGATTGAATCGCCACTTCCATTACGAACAGTACCCTCCGAAGACATGGCAACAATCAAATAATCATCAACTTTAGATGCACCCTGTTCGATAGCACCAACAACATCTTCTCTGACATCTCCGGAAAGCCATTCGTCAACTGTAGCAACTTTACAACGAAGCCCTTGTAGTTTATCTATCCTCATCGGACGAATTTCAACAAGGGATCCTGTTAGAAAGTTTTCAATACCCTTTTTAGTAGCGGCAAGCTTAACTCTATTAGCTTTAGAACCGGTCGTGTTTTGAAGTGACCCCTCTGTTAAAAATTTGAATAGAGGACCCCGCGCTCTGGTTATGGAGGTTCTTATCGGGGATAATATTTCTTCGGCTTGTTTCATCGTCGGGGCTGTCGTTACCTGATACGTTGTTGAAGTATCAATGTTTAAAAAGTAACTTTGAAGTACTGAACCATACATAGATTTGGCAGCGCCTCTGGCTATAATTAGATACTGTTTATTTACTAGGCGTTTTTTGATAAAGCGCTTTTCGTAATAACCGCTTCTACCATCTTTACTCGGAACGAAGACACTTCTTTCCACAAAATAGTACCAACCAAAGATTGCTTCGGCCCACAGTTTAAAACTATCCAAGAGTACGAGATCACTGCCGTCTGTAAGCGTAAGCTCGTTTTCACAATATTTGATAAACCCTTCTACCGCCAAATCATCATAATAGAAGGATGGATCTGCAATCAGATTATCTATCCGATTCATTTCCATCGAGATTTCTTTACAGACCGGTATCCTTCCGTCAAGGACCGCTTCTCTAAAGCGGCCGTAGTAGATTGGAACAGCCGTGTTAGAGAGTGCCATAGAACACTACTCCGACGAGGAGTTGATCTTATTATCACCAGCTAGTTTCTTCATAGGATTGACCCCTTTCCGGCTTTCGTTAGCCAGAGTTTGCCAATGTCAATCATATTCGGAAGACCTTGACGTGCTGCAAACTTATTGTCGGCTACAATGCCGGCACCAATCACTGCCATGACTCCAGCGGCAATTTCGGCGCCCTTTACAATCCTAGCATTACGAGATTTCTTTTGATCCTGTGTGAGTGGAACGCGGCGTTTGTTCGTGCCACCTTGCCCCGCTCTTCTATGGCCCCAGCGCATACCTAAAACACCATAGTGAGAAAGCTCATTTGAGTACACTACTCTGTTCATACAATTTTTCCTCCCTTTAGAGCTTTTAGAGCAATATAAACTGATACCGCAGTACCTGCCATACTGGCGAGAATTGATCCGGTCTGGAGAATTTCGTGAACCCAATCAGATCCACTACGAACTTTCTTAATATCACCCGTTAATCTTCCGTATTGTTCTTCAAGACTGAGTCTGGCCACTTTTTTTTTCAATTCCTCGTCGGACACATTTGCGTAATCAGGGCGAATGATCTTCGACTTCTGTTCAAGCTCGGTAAGCTTCGACGCCGTATCGAGTCCTTTTGAGACGTTGGTAAGAGCGCTTGCCGCACTCCCATACCGTCTTTTTCCCTCTTCGGTTAAAGTACCGTCTTCATTTTGGAAACGACGAACGCCCTTTTTTTGCCCTAAGATTCCAAAATGAGCTAGTGAATCTTTACTTCTTGTTACCACGTACTTATTTCGCATAATATCAATGACCTCCGGTTGCGACGTAGAGCCTGTACTCAGACTCTGTGATTACAGCTTTTAAAGCATCCATGTGAGTGGAGCTTGAAGGAGGGTCAAACATCATTCTAACCTTGGCCGGAAGATATGTTCGAACCCTTTGAAGAACAATCGAATTTGTTGGGCTTACTTCGTCGACAATGAAGTCGCTCCATTTGGTAGTGTCATCGACGATGAAAAATCCTTCAGAAGGACCAATGCCCATTTGAGTAAGATCCGAGAATACAGTGTTGATGTGAGTAATGATTGCGTCGTCGAAGGACTTGTCTTCTGGCATTAGACCTAGGATTTTCTTTGTTGAATCAAGGATGCTCTGATTGTTTACCGAGGAAGTATCCATAACGACTATACCCCAATAAACTCTTTCTTACAAAAACCTTCTACACCCTGAATCATGATCCGGTAGTAGTTTTCAGTAGATCCTTGAATATCAATCTTCACGTGGGTTCCTCTTTCGATCGTGAAGAGAATCTCGCTAACCGGGTTAGGAATCTTCCTAACATTAAGAACACTGCAATTTGTAACCACCCCAATTTTTTCCTTCGTTTCGTTTCTGATTGTGGTGTCAATTTTTTCTTGTTGAATAAGGGTCGGAGTTGTCGACGTCTTTTTTTTAGTTGTTGGCATTTCTTCTATCCCTCCATGGAGATGTATCGTTTTCTGTTCTCTTTACAACTTTGGTTTTGTCTAGTAATGTCTCATCCCCGTAATGTATCGCATTATGAGTGTCCATACATGTAGTTATAAGATACTCCGGATTAAGAAGATACTCCGTGGAATTTTTAATGTCTTCAACTGAGATGGGATTCATGTGATGAATGTAGACAATATTGCCTAGTTCTTTTCCCTCGACACCAAGATCGCGGCCACAATCTCTTACTATCACATGATTACGAACCCTCTTCCACTCTGGAGAGGAATACAGTTTCTGATTAAGTTGTCGATCAAAGCCGAAAGTGTCTTTCCCAATCTCTCCGTTAAGCTTCAAATATCTATACCGCTCTTCGAAGGTTTCTAGGGACATAAGTTCTGAATAGGATCTAATCTTCTTCGATATCATCTTGATCTCCTCCGGCACCGGTATATATCTGCATTGCACGAAGTGCTTTCTTATACAAAACCTCAGAATTTTCAGAGGACACAAGATTCTTTGTCTTAGCTTCTTGTAATTCTCTCTGCTTAACGAGTAACTCTTGTTCCAATCTTTCTCTACTGGAACCTAATTTCAAAAAATGTGTTATGACTTGGGAGGAAGCTGTGCCATCAGCTAGCTGCTTCTCAGCCAAATCAATCGCTAGAGATATCATCTGATTCTCCCTAGCATCTGGTGTAAAAGCAGGTCTCATCGGCTTTCGTGTTTCTTCCGACGAGATTACATATTTGCTTCTGGGCATTTGCTTCTCCTTTCCTCAGTTTCTACTAAGTTTGAGATAGTTTTAGAAGTTTAGTTAGCCACTTAATGGAATACACAAGACCCTACCCAGCAATATCCACGGATTTGGACAGGGAGAGGGAGAAAGGAGAAATCGGGAAGAGGAACCATGCCTGTTTCAGCTAGGTAATTTCTTATGTATTCGATTAAGCGGCCAACCGAGTGTTGAAAACATCCACCAAAATATACCTCCGGGGGAATTTTTAAGACCGGCGCGATGGCAAG